CCCGAACAGCCTCACCATCGGCGTCATCGCCGGCACCACGTCGCGAGCGATGGTGATCTGGATTCCTGTGAGCGCGATCTGCATCTCGCGCTGTGCCTGCACGGCCTTCTTGTAGTCGGCCAGGTCCTCGTCACTCCAGACCATGCCGGAGTCCTTGAGCGTCTTGTTCGTCTGCGCCATATCTTTGGCGCTCGTCGAGTACCATGCCGACATGCNGAGGGCTCCGCGGCCGAGCAACTTGACGGCCATGTTCGTGCGGTCGGCGCCGGAGCCCATCTCGGCGAGCGCNTCGCGCGTCGCGAGGATCGCCTCTGTGTCGCTCATGGACTTGAGCTGATCGACGGAGATGCCGAGACGTTCGAAGACTGCGGCGGCGGTCTTACTGCCGTTGCGCGCTTCGTCGATCGACTGCGCCAGCTTCTTGATGCCGACGCCGCCGGTCGTCGCCTCGATCCCGTATCGCTGGAACTCGCCGGAGAGAATCGAAGCCCCCTCCGTCGTGATGTCGATCTCGCGCTTGAGGGCCGCGATTCCGGCGCCCTGCTTTTCCAGCGTCACCACGCTCTTGACGATGACGCCGGTGAGCGCGGCGACACCGACGGCGGCGTAGTTCGACGCCTTGTTGAGACCAGCGCCGTACTTGCCGAAGACGCCCTGCGTCTTGTCGGCAGCGTTCGCGACTTCGCCGAGCGCCTTGACGCCGCCCTTCGAGTCGCCGGTCACCACAAGGCGGATTGCTTCCGTCATGGTGCTCACGTCACACCAGACCCAGGAGCGTCATCACGGCAGCCTTGTCTTCGTCGCCTATGTCCCGGATGCAGAGCGCGCCGGCCTTGCGCATGAACGTCACTTCGGGCTCGACGAAGCTGGCGGCGATGAGGAACTCGATGAGCGTCAGTGCCTCGGCCTCTGTGACAGGCTTGGCGGTGTGCTGCCGCGCCATGATGACGACGACCTTCTTTGGGACCTTGCCGTCGCGCATGAGGGCGAAGGTGTCGGGGCGCTTGACCTTGGCCACACCGCCGCTCGGCAGCGTCACCGTCTGCGCGACGTTCTTCGGCCACTCGGCGGCGGGGGTCGGCGTCAGGTTCTCGTCGGTCATGCAGGCGCCTCCTCTGCGACGTCTTCGGCCTGCTGCGCTTCGATGCGCCGCAGCAGTTCGCGCTCCGCGGGGTCCTGCGCTTCGTAGGCATCCAGACGCAGGTACAGGGTGCGGTCGAGCGCCCACGCGAGAGGCGGGTCGGTGAGGCTGAGTGCGGCGGCGGGAGAACGGCTCCAGCAGCTGGAGACCATCGCCAAGTGGAGCGCCTCGTCGGTCTCGCAGAACTCCGCCAGCGCCCACTCAGCGATGAAGCGCCGGTCGGACTCGAGCAGTTCGTCGACCTCGACCTCCTCGTGTGTAAACGAGGCCGCGGCGATCGCCGCAAGGTCCCCGCCCGCCGGCAGCAAAGCCGACAGGTCGGGGACCTCGAGCGGGGCGACGGCGCCGCTGGGCAGTCGAATCAGCATCACGATCCGTAGGTCTCGTAGGTCGGCGTAGCGTTGACCACGGTGATGGTGGCGAGGCTCGCGGTGGCGAGGTCGACGCGCGCCTCGTAGTCGATCTTCGTCTCGCGCCGGCGCACGTTGGCGATGTCGTCGGGGCTGTTCTTCACGTACTGGCAGCCGGGCATCTCAATCCAAGCCGCGGCGTTGCGACCCGTCGAGCCGATCTCCTCGCGGTGCGTGAGCTTGACCGTCGCGGCGAACTGATCGCCGTTGACCATCGAATTCCAGTCGGCGTCGACCATGCTGCGCTTGGTGATGGTGCCCTCCAGCGCCGGGTCGCCGGACTCGTCGTTCTTGAACATGATGGCCGAGGGGTAGTCGGAGACGGACTCGAAGGCCTGCTCGGCCTCGACGCCCGCGGAGACCTTGAGGTCGAAGTCCTTGGTGCGCGCCGAGTCGGCAAGCCAGTCGAGCGTCATGTCGCCGCGGCGGAAAGCGGTGGAGGTGTCGAAGGACGGCGTGATCGTCGGATCTGCGATCTCTGCCGCGTACAGCGGGAGCATCGTCACGTCGAGCAGGAAGAAGCCGTTGGCGAACGAGAAGGCGATCTGCGTGACCGCGGCGCCGTTCACCTGCCAGTATTTGTCTCCGGCGTCCTTGGCGAGGAGTTGCAGCGTCTTCGGCTCGGTGGCCGCCCATCCGGCGACGTGCTTCGTGCAGCCCGCGGGCACGGGGTCGCTGTCCGGGTCGGTGACCAGGGCGGCTCCGGGCGTGCTGACGATCGTGCCGCCGAAGGCGCCCAGCATGAGCATGAGGTCGCTCGGCCGGCAGGAGAGGCCCTTGATCTCGACCGCGGGCTTGTAGTCCTTGGTGCCCAGATGCGGCGCTTTGCCCATCACGCCAATGGTCTTGCCCGCCTCTTCCAGCGGCTCCCAACCGGGATCTACCTTGATGTTGTCGGCGCGCAGGAAGAAGACGTTGCTCGACACGGGGCTCGTGCCGTTCTCACCGTTCGGCGCCTGCTCCAGCGCCGCTTGGATCCATGCTCCGGCCATCTCAGGCCTCCTTGTCCTTGGCCTTCTTGGCCGTCTTGGGGGGCTCTAGGTCGACGACTTCGAGCGGCGTGTTCTTGGTGAGGCGTTGTGCCTCGCTGACGCTGAGGCCGAGGTCCTTCAGGGGCACCACGACGCCGGGCGCATAGACTCCCGGCACGCCGAGGACCCGCCTCGGCTCGCCCTTGTAGCCCGGCCAGGTGATGCCCTTCATGGCGGATTCCTCTCTGGTCATGGGGACTCTTGAACGGTCACGGAAAACACGTGTGCGGCGTCACGAATGATGCCGTTGTCGGTGGTCCATACGCGCGCCAGTCCGCCACCGCCCCACTCGACAGAACCGCAGTCGAGCGACGTCTGGGGGGCGAGGATCTCCTTGGCGGCGCGCATGTAGCGCAGCAGCGCCATGCCCTGGCGCTCGGAGATGTCGTAGCCGACCATGAAGGCGACCTCGATCGGCTCCGCGACGGTGTACTCGTCGCCGATGTCGGGGCCGCCCTGCGGGTCCTCGACAACGGGGCGCAGGACCACGGCAGGGTAGGAAATAGCCTCGAGCATGCTCTGTTCGCTGGGGTCCCACATGAACTTGTAACTAGCCTCAGCCGGAATGAGGAGCTGGATGTCGTCGTTGAACTCGGAGTTGAGTTCCGCGACTTTGGCGGGGAGGTCAGCCTGCAGCTTGGCCTTCATCTCACGCATCACGCGCTCGGGGCCCTGCATGCTCACGGGGTGCCCCGCAGGTCGACGTGCTGCAGGTTGCCGAAGCCGCCGCCGGAGCGCACGACGCCGGCCAGGGCGCTGCCGCCGATGCCCATGGAGCTGCGCTCCTCAGCGACGAGCCAGGCGTGCGTGAGCTTCTGGTACTGCGTGCCCCACTTGGCGGGCATGCGCAGGACGGGGCGCACGTAGGAGAAGTAACCGCCGTAAGACTTGGCCTTCGAGGACTCGCTCATGCCGTAGCTGCCGCTGGTCTTGGTGATCGTCTCGGAGTAGCCGCTGCCGCCGGTCATGCTCGAGCGCAGCGCGCCGGTGAGCACGCCGACCTTGTGCGAGTGATACTTGAGCGCTTTCCAGGCGGCGTAGGTGGGTTCGTTGCGTGCCCAGGTCGCACCCGAGGCGCGCCCCTCTGTCTCAAACTGCTCGCCCATCTGTCTCTGGAACAGCTCGCCGAAGGCGCGCAGGGCGTCGCCCCAGTCCTCGATCCCCTTCGTGAAGCGGCTGACGCGGTACTGAAACTCCTTGAGCGGCGGGTCGGTGCGCAGGTCGAAGGTGACGCCGGAGTTCTGGCGGGTGACGTTGGCCATCAGAACGGCGCCTCGCTGGTAGGCTTCCGGGTCATGGTGGCCACGTCGGAGTAGTCGTCGAAGTCGTAGGCGATGCTGGTGCCGGAGCGCACCATGTCGGCCGCGAGCCCGCCCTTGTCGATGAGGTCGAGGCCGGCCTGGTAGGTCTTCTCGTGAGCGGTAGCGGCGCCGGCGTCCCCTGAGACGCCCGTCGCCGCCGGGAAGAGGCTGCGCAGGATGCGCGCCGCAGACCCGGACATGCAGGTCGCCCTCAGGGTCGCCAGCGCCTCGTTGTCGGTGATCGGGAGCACGTAGCCCCTGTGCCTGCGCAGGCGGCCGTCGATCTCGGCGCTCACCTGCGTGATGAGGACCCCGGCGCCCGCCTGCGTGAGCTGCGTCTCGTCGCCGAGCTCGCCGACCGCGCTGATCAGCGGGTAGACGTCGTCGAGGGTGCAGTAGTCCATGGTGCCTACTCGCCCCCGTCGTCCTCGCCGTCGGCGTCGCCCTCGAGCAACGCGATCAGCTCGTCCTTGTTCATGCGGAGGTTGGCCTCGAGGCCCGCCTCGGCGCACATCTCGCGCAGCTTCTTGTTGCTCTTGCGGTGAAGGTCGTTCTCGGCCAGCGCCTCGTACTGCTTGTCGGTGAGAAGCTCGGCGGAGCCGGCTTCGACCATGGCCTCGTCGACGATCTCCTCTGGCACCTTCTCGCCGACCTCGTAGACCTGCTCGCCGGCGTCGATCTTATGCTTCGCGATGTACGGCATATCCTCACGTCCCTTGAGGCCGGGAGCAGGGCCGGTCACAGGCCCGACTCCCGGCAGTCACGTCATACGGTCAGCTGATGACCGTGGTGAACAGGTAGCCGGCGGCGGCGCACACCACGAGCTCGTCGGTGTAGTCGTCGACGTAGCGCGCCCAGCTGCGGCGATCGCGGTCCTCCCAGGGCTGGCTCACCTGGAAGCGACCCACGCCGTCGACGTTCCAGACGACGGTGCGCATCGGGACGATGATCCGGCCGCGGTTCTCGTCAACCGACTTGGGGTAGTAGGCCCAGAGGGCGCTCTTGCCCCAGAGGTCGACGAAGGTCGTGCCGTTGTAGTAGGTGCCGGGGCCGACGATCACGCGATCGATGCCGAGCACTGCGGCGACCTGCTCCTGCGTCGGCACGCCGAAGGGGCCGGTGCTGCCGAAGATCGCGTTCTTGATCGCGGTCAGCTGCCGCAGGTACTCCCACACGGTGTCGCTGATGATGAGGGTGTTGACCTTGTGACCGGTCGCGGGACGCACGGCCGCATTGGCGGTCACGCGGTTGCCCCACGGATCGGAAGCCGTCGAGTCCCAGCGAGCGGTGCTCGTCAGTGCGCTCGTCTGCGTGAAGACGCTCGCGGAAAAGAGCTTGCTGGCGATGCGGTACTCGGCGTTGATCATGACCTCGTCGACCACGGCAGCAATGGCGTCCTGCTCCGGGTCGACCATCGGGTCGGCGTTCTTCAGCGACTCGACGTCGGTCAGGGCCTTGGCGCCGTAGCCCTTGCACCCGTAGGTGNTGGTCGNGTAGCTCCAGTCCACGACCTTGTACTCGTCGCGGGGCGCCCGGCTGGATGTCGTGCAGGCGGTTGTTCTTGCCCGCGACCCAGTACAGGCCGGTCTGCTTGTTGACGTTGAGCACCGGCGCGACGATCGGGCCGATGAACTCCTGCTGGGCCGCGTAGTCGAGGGCGAACCCCGACTCCGCGACGTCGATGTGAAGATCTTCTGGACGCGGCATCTCAGNTCACCCCTCTCAGGCGGGGTTGGTGATGGGGATGGGCAGGACGTCGACGATGATGGTGCCGGTGCCGGAGGCCTTGGCCTCCATGGCGCGGCCCAGGACGTTGGACTTGAGCGCGGCGGTGGCGGGGATCTTGATGCCGTGGCCGCTGGCGTCCGACACGATGTAGTCGCCGATGAGGATCGCCGTGGTGGCGTCGACGTAGACCTCGCACTCGCCGCGCGTCACGACGGACGCCTGGCCGGCATCGGCGGGCTTGTTCTTGAGGACGCCGAGGCACGGATCGTTGGCGCCTGCTACTGCGGCGGTGCTTGCCGCCGAGAGCTTGACGATGTGGTACTGGATCGCCGTCATGGACCCGGACGCGATGTACGTCTTACCGGTCTGGCGGCCGGTGGGCAGAATGGTTGTCACTGGTCAGCCCTCCTTTCCGTCCAGGAAGTTCTGGTAGCGCTCCTGGATCTCGTTGGGGTTCTCGGAGAGCACGAGGCCCATGGCCTTCGGGTAGCCGATGCC